CACATAATACATTCTTCATATCGTGAATAACATTCCCCAAATCCTTTAACATCATATCTCTTAAAACCATCTGTGCACCATGTTTCATTCTAATTCCTATAATAATATGAATTCCATCTTTTACACAACTCCCTATATCATTCACATTATCCTTTTTAAATACAAATATTGGAAACGATTCCAATTTTGATGTATCGCATAAATTATTTATATGAATACACAATAATTCTATTATATCGGTGATATGTTCATCTGTAAATTGTCTCTCTGTAGTTCCCGGTTTATATCGAAAATCTAAATCATATAAAATTGGTCCTCCTCTTTTTCTATCTTGTATCTCTGTCATGTGTTCCGCCTGACCTTTTTTTCTTTTTTTCTCTAATAAATCATGGAAATTATCCTGTAACTCCTTTGGTATATGATAAGAGCCCGGATATTTATTATCATCCTTTGGATTCTTCGATCCTATCCTTGTATTCGTTGCTTTTTTATTTGGATTATCTTTACTCGTCTTACAATGCTGTAATAATTCAAATAAATTTTTATATTGCTTCGCATTTTCTCCTAAAGATTGATTTTCCATTCTTGTATTAAAATCATGAGATTTTTTTATTTCAATTTTAAAAATAATATAAATTACTATTCATTATAGATTTAAACACATCCCTGTTATTATATTAATATGAGCAGTAATCAACAATCCCTTGTAAAAAGATTAGTTAAGGATGTTAAAGATATATTAAAAAATCCCCTCACTGATAATGGTATTATATATTCACATGATCAGGACAATATGTTAAAAGGTTACGCAATTATCTTTGGTCCAAAAGATACTATTTATGAAAATGGTGTATATTTTTTTGAATTTAATTTTCCAGATACATATCCTTACAAACCACCAAAATTAACATATTTAACAAATAATGGCAAAACACGATTTAACCCCAATTTATATCGAAATGGAAAAGTTTGTATTAGTATATTAAATACTTGGAGAGGACCAGGTTGGACAAGTTGTATGACTATTCGAACAATTCTTGTAACTCTTGTAACTTTATTTCATAATAAACCTCTACTTAATGAGCCTGGTATTACTGAAAAACATCACGCGTTTAATAATTATAATAAAATTATAGAATATCGAAATTATGATACAGCTATTCGAAATGTTATCTTAAAAAAAATATTACCTGATAAATTTAAATCTTTGTGGCCAATCATTAAAAAACATTTCGAAACAAATAAAAAAAATATTATGGATAAAATAGATTCATTGATAAAAGAAAATTCAAAACCCAAAGAATATCACGTTGGAATATATAGCATGTCTTGCACAATTGACTACAATTATATAAAAAAACAAATAGACAAAGCGTTTAAAGAATTATAAATAAAATTGATTAAAGATTTCTTATATCGATATATATATATAACATGCATTTTTGTGAAAACTGTGGAAATATGTATTATATTGAATTAAGCGATAAGAACGAGGATACATTAATATATTACTGTAGAAATTGTCAAAATAAAGACGATAAGTTAATAAAACAATTAAATAATTTTTGTGTTAGTAAAACACATATTATTAAAAATAGTGATGGCCACGGCAATGTTATTAATGAATATACTCATTTAGATCCGACATTACCAAGAATAAAATTTAACATGGTTTGTCCTAATGCTAAATGTGATTCAAATATTCAAGAAGGTGATGAAAAACCAAAAAAAGAAAAAGAAATTATATATTTACGATACAATGATAAAAACATGAAATATGTGTATTTATGTGCTGTTTGTAAAACACATTGGACTACCGATAAATAATATTAATTATAAAATAATAATTTATATAATTAATATATAATGAATACCAATACTTTAAGACAAAACTGCAGAGACCGTTTTGACAATGAAATAAGACAACTTTTAAATGGCGATTCAAAAAAAGACATAGAAAGAGGGAAAAGATTAAAAAAAGCAGGTAAAAAAATAAAATGTTTTTATTGTTTAGATTATGAAATTGTATATAAAGATAGAGAAGGTATGTTCGCAAGCGCGGACGGTTATGGAAAATATGACCTAATAAATTGCATTTGTTGTAAGGGAAATTCTGATTGGGTAAGTTGTAGTAGTAGCCCTACAACATCATTTCCTGGAATATCAAAAAGAGGAGATAGAGAAAGAGGGTGGATTGAAAGTAAAGGTATAAAACAAATTGAAAACCTATCTGACCAATTAGAAAAAAAAATTGGCGCTTTATAAAATATTGAAGAATAAAATTGATTTAGATATTTTATTATATCTTTTTTTAATATATGGCTGAAGAACAAAAAATAGGTAGTCCCATGGAGCAAGAAATACTCTCTGATTCTGAAATCGATAGTGATAGCGATAGCGATGAAGAACTTAAAAAACTCGAACATAATGAAACTAAAAATATATTAGTTGATTTTCATCCTCATTTAAAACATATTTCTAATAAAGAAATGTATGCTCTATCTAAAATTACAAGAAACAAAGCTGGTAATATTGTTGACCCATTACATACTACGTTACCAATATTAACAAGGTATGAAAAAGCAAAGGTTATTGGTATAAGAGCAAAACAAATAAATAATGGCGCACAAGTATTTATTGATGTTCCCCATAATATGATTGAAGGATTAACAATAGCAGAAAAAGAATTAGAAGCTAAAAAAATTCCATTTATTATAAGAAGACCAATGCCTAATGGTGGTAGTGAATATTGGAAGGTATCTGATTTAGAAATGTTAGAATAATTATTAAATATACTTTTTTAATAATTATTAACGTGTTGGTCTTCCTTGTGCTTTTGCCATCATAGAGTATAATTCATTTTTAGTAAATTGTTTTGCTGTTGGAAATAAATTACCGGTTAATCTATTGGGCGCACCAGGATGAGACAATGTTGAACGAGCATATCCCGGCTGCTGCTTTTCAACTCTTGTACAACTTTCTCCAATATCCTGATATAATTTTCTATTTTCGGTAGTATTATTGTATCTACCTAAAGGAAATTTATTATTTTCACAAACAAATACAAACAGCATATCACTTTCCTTTGACCTTACTTCTACTGTATTCCAAGTTACTACTGCTCTAATTTTATATCTATAATTTGTGTATCTTATTGCTGTATAATCAATCCATTCACATTTTGGTGCTGTTCCTATTACACTAAATTCCTTATCACCTGTTATTGGATTTATACCTTCTCTTAATATTTCATAACTTGCCGTTGTAGTATATCTCGTCTTAGTTGGATCCGCAAAACTGTATATTGTATTCCCTATTAATTCAACATTCCAATTTATGTGAACTTCTGTATCATTAAATATTTCATATGTAATATTAATCGGTGGTGTAATAGCAACTGTTCTAACACTAATAACACCAATATTTTGAACACCAAATAAATCATTATCGGCTACTGACAATCTAACATCGTACTGACCTTGAACACCATTGCTTATTAATGCTAACGCACCACCATCACGCGAACCATCAACATCACCTACAACTACATCTCCAATTTGCTCTAATACTAAAGGGTCTAAATCCAATTGTCCATAACCATAAAGAGAATAATTTTGTCTTGGATTTAATGGTTGTGTTCTATAATATATTGTAGTCTTATCCATAGGCAATCGAATACTTACATATGAATTAGGCGTTCCTTGTGGTTGTCCTCGACTATATTGCGCCAATGGTTCTCCATCATCATTTTTTAATTCTTTTGCTGTAGCATCATTAGCATCATAAAATGTTAAACGATGTCCAAAATTACTTGGGTCACTTGTATCTATATAAAAAACATCACCCTGCTTACCAGGCCATATTTGACCATAGACATAAGATTTTAATGTAATTGAAAGCGATTCTGTTTCTTCTATAAAAAATTTGTTACCAGTTACCGTAGATCTAAATTTAAATGTTACATAATCAGCTGTACTTGGTTCATATGTAGCATCTATTTGCAATGCTTGCGTAATATCTTCATATCTTCTTGGTAAGATTTGAATTCTTTGTGAATATATTAAATTAGTAATATCATATATATTAATTAATACGAAATCAGCATTGATATACAAGTTCGCAACATTAACTTGAATAGGCGTTTGGATAATATTATGAAAAAAAGGATTCATACTTGTAATTTTAATTGGCATAATAAACTCATCCACATCCCCTTCATTACCAAATGACTCACATACAAATTCGGGTGCCACCAATTGTCCTATATTATTAACAGCAGGATAAGCTACAACTTTCGGTACAAGCAATAAATGCGGATTTAAATTATCTATTTGGAAATATAATGTTGCACCATTAAGGTCATTAATAGCAGATGGTGGTTTAATATTAATATAAAATGTTGTTGTTCCACCCAATTCAATTGTTGCTAAAGGATTACCAAATTGATTGACTATATCAAAATTAATAATTTTAAGATTTAATTTATACAAATATCCATCAATTCCTGTTTTAACATTCACAATATAATATGTACGACCAGCAATTGTTTTGATACGTTCATTAAACGTCTTATAGGCCAAATCGTCACTTCCAAGTTCTAATGGTATGACACCCTGCTCTTCTGACCTCAATGTCTGAATAGTGTAAGTATGAACAGAATTATCGCCTTTATATATCCATAAAGGATCATTTTTTAAAAACGCAAAAGTTTGTTGTATGGGACAAAATATTTTTACGTGATCCGTTGGAGTTATTAAACAACACATTTTAAATTCAACTATATCCGTTGGTATATTTCCCGTTGTTAATTGCCAACGACTTACATAAAATGGATTTCTTATCGGTAATATAGGATTATCTGTTTCTACTGGTGACCATATATCTGTCAATTGTGTATAACCAAAATAAAATTCCCATACTAATTTATTAAAATATTCAGTATATCTTACATTTCCTACTTCTCTTACAAAAGATTCTCTATCTAAATTCATTCTATCATTATCACCTAACCCTACTTTTTGCCCACCATATAATCCTTCTCTTAATGGGTAAAAAGTATTATTACCTTCAAATCTCGGTTTTATCATTACAATATTAAAACAAGAATATCCTATTTCTCTAGGATCATCATCTACGAGTTCTCCTACCAATTCTTTAACATAACTATTTTTTACAAATAACCAATTAAATATAACTAATTTCCTTTCATTCCATATTGGATTTTTTTGTAAATCATATATTTGTTTTCTTAAATATAGTTTTGGTCTAATCTCATCATTATATTTTACAAGTTTCGCATAAAATCTTGACGTTAATGGGAAGTTTTCCCAAGTCATATTCATTTTTACTACTCTTGTATCAACTCCTATACCCGATGTTGACTGAAATCCATTTAACATAACACCTTCTTGTATCGCACCCGACATATATTAATTATAAATAATTAATTATTTATAATTTTATTTATTCACAAGAACCATCATCATATCTAAATACAACATTAGTATCTCCTGTATCTTTTATATATTGTATTGCTCTTGGGTCATCTTTTGCTTTTTTTGGTCTTAAACGTTTGGCAAGTCTAAAGTTATTTAACATCGCACCTAATCTATTTTTAGCATTATTTGCCTCTTTGGTTTTAGTTAAATTATCTATTTTATCCTCACATATACATTCATTTGTTGTTAAATATATTATCTTTGGTGGGTCTGGAGGTCTTATAGTTATTACATTTGAATATAAATATTTTACTATTTTATCATAATTATCAATTGACTTATTATCATCTTTATCTATTGAAACGTTCCAATAACTATTTCTGTTATATATATTACTTGAAATATCAGAATAATATGACGGTAAACCTGTTCTTTTTATCTCATAACTCCATCTCGCAATGTAAGGCGTATTAAATTTTGTTAGTCCTATAGGATTTTGATAAGGAAACACTGATGAATATGGTAAGTGTCCCTTACCATTTGGCAATAACTCTTTATTACTAAAATATACACATGATATATCACTATAATCCGTCATATTTGTAGTTACTAATGTTTTACAATATGCTTTACCTATAGGAAATCCCAAATCATCATCTTGATTTATAATATTTATATAACCTTTCATACTTGCGTGATGTTGACAATTATAATATAATTTATTAACGCTCATATCTGTAATTGTCCATTCAATAGTTCCATTATCTGTGCCATTATTAGTTATTCCAATATTATATGAATTTCCTGTTCCAGTAGAATGATTAGTTTTTATCCAAAATGGATGCCCTATCGCATCAACAATAAACTTATATGTTTTATTTCTGTATAATGTTATTGTACCATTATAAATTCCATTTATTTGATATAAGCCTTCACCATTTTGTGTAATCTTATAAACATTTTGAATAGTATCATCTTTGCCTACACTTAAATCCACATCTTTTAAATTTGTTTGAATGTTTGTATATTCAGCAGGATAAGAATATATTCTTTGGTCTTCTGGAAGATAATAATTAGGTAATACCCATCCCGATGGGTCGTGTTGTTTTTCTTTGTCTGGTGTCCATAAATAGAAATTGAAATGAATCGCTTCTACATTCTGCATACCTTTTAATTGTTTATTAATATTCCTTGATAAATCCATAAGTTCAAGTCCATGTATTTTTAATTTTAACATTTGATTATCTGATGGGTCTTCTATATATTCCATCAATGGATTTTTTGGGTTATATAATATCGGTGGTATATTTATTTCAACAGCACTTACATCAAAAAACCCATAATCTGGCATACTCTTAGCATAAACCCGATAATCACCATTATAAACCTGATAATTCCACGCAAATACCCATTTTCCAAATATTAATTCCTCCTCAGTTATAGTATAAACATTATGTGGTATTAAAGGCAATATATTCGCATCTTGAAAAGGACTTGGAGATTGTATTGTAAATGATATATCATATACTGGATCCCATAAATTATAAAGAGCAATATCATTTGGATTACTGTAATTTGAAGGTAATTTATCCGAATTTGGAATCCATCCATACAATAACAATTTAACTTCTGTTAATGATTTATATTGTAACCAGTAAACCATCAAATTATGCATCAATGGTGCCATTATCTCTTCTTTATCCCAAGTAACTACTAATTCTCTTGTGCTCTCATTATAAGATAAATCTATGTATTTCGTTGGGTACATAGGCAATGGTCTTATAAAATCTTTTGGAATTGTATATAACGATGCGTAATGATATTTATGCTCGAAAGGAAATTCGGGTGTTATCTGAAATTCCTGACCACCATCCAATGTTTGTATAATCTTCCAATCGCCCCTCCTATGTATTGCGTCTGGATAATCACTTTTAATTATTCTGCTATTTATTATAAATTGTGATGACGGGTCATATATTTGATATTCCCATCTTGCTATATATGGTATATATAAACCCTCTGTAACATATCTCTGACTTTGATAAAAATATCTTTCTGTATCATTTTCATCAAAATCTTGTGGCGTAAAAGTGTTTCGAACTATTGTATCATTAGACAAATCTTTTATTTTATATATAGCACAACTTGACGCATCTTCTTGAAACCACATTTCGATTCTTGTTGGTCGCATTGGAACAGGAGAAAAAGATACATCATATTCTTGACCACACCAACTTATGTCAAACAAATCAACACCCCTTCCAGGTAAATCATATATTATTTCATCATTTACAGATATCGTAACGTCTTTTGTTGGTTCTTGTCCATACATAAATGCTTGTTGAAAATGATATCTTATTTTGTTATCGCTTAAATCGTTTAATCTATGTCTAAAATAAGTTTGCCCTAACGCAGGATCATATGGAGCTCTATATATAAATCCTTCATTATTCCATCCTAAATTAGTTCCATTATCTATATTTGATGTATCTATTCCATTTCCATTAACACCTATATGAAATAATCCTAATGTATTCCCAACAGCACCTATATTATAATTACTAAATCCCCAATTTGCCGTATTGCGACTCAAATCTTGTGATGCTGGTATATACATATCTATTATGAAATTTCTCATACCTTCCTTACTTACGGGTACTGCCGATAAATCAACAATATCTTTAAATACCCTCACCTGACTTATATCAAAAATCAATTTCTTCTGATATATTTCATTATTACTAATGTCGTGATATGTTACTTTTCTATATTGTATTCCAGGTTCTCCACCAAATCCCCAATTATAAACATGTCCAACACTATCACTATTATCATTTCCCAACCAACATAATTGTAAATTTAAAGGTGTTGTATAATCTGTATACTCAACAGGTGTTTGTCTAATTCTTGGGTCTTCTTTACCCTGAAAAAAATTAGGTAATTCCCATCTGTTTAATCCTGATAATAATTGAGTATATTCATAATTCGGTGACCATAATATAAAATTAAATATAATTTCAGTATCTTGAGATAATGTTTGATAATATGTTCTCCAATGTTTTATAATTCCTGAAATGTCACTTTGTTTTATCTGTAATGTCATTCTTGACAAATCATCTGGTATGAAAAATACTGGTTCTATATTATCCCATAAAAATTCATTATAACTTATATCAATATATGAAGCACTAACATCATAATCAACACCTGGTATTAATGGATAGTTTCTTGCTCTTGGATTTATATAATTATGATTTACTGTATATGACCATGCTCCTATATATCTTCCTGGTAACAATGTCGTTTCTAATATTTTTGTATCGCTAATATCTACAGTGATAATATCAGGAAATTTATATGCTGTAGCTTGCATATTAAAAGATATATCATATAAACTATTAGTTACACCTAATTCTACATGCGATAAATCAATAAGAGGGTCTAATTGATCTCTATCTGTTAATTGTTTTGGTTTTATAATATAATATTGTATGTTTATTTTACAACCTAAATCAGTATTATAAACAACATTCTTTGATAAATCTAATAATTTGTCCGTATCTATTGACAATCTCAAATTTTTATAATATGTTTTCGGTGCGTTTGGATATTCTATTCTACTAAAAGTCCAAGTTGGTTGAGGAGGAGGATATATTTTCCCATATTCTGTAAAATCAAAATAAACATAAGGACTAATTCCCGTATTAAACGATATATCTTGAAAATATACTGTTGTTGGGTCAATACCTTTCGCTTCTCTTGAAAAATGATATCTGGTATATGTATAACTCCATCTTATATAATATTCGTTATCACTTATATCTATTATTGTATCTTTTGATTCTGGCAATAATTCATTATATTTCCATATAACATTCCATCCCGCACCTACAGGAACATTCAATATATGTACCCAACGTGGCAACGATTTATAATCTGATAACCAAGACCTCAAAATTTGAGTATTATCTGGAGTATACTCTTCATAAGCAAACCATTCCTTTTCATATATCTTCTCATCTGCCAATGGTTTATTTTCCAACAACAATGAAGCATTTTGTCCGCTTGCGTCTTTATATGCTGTATCGCCCCTATCGTCTATTTCTATCTTATTATAATCAAAATTACAATCAGGTAGAAATTTTACAATTGTTTTATTGTCTGATATATCAACACTATTTGTAAATACCTGTGAATTAAAGCTTATATCATTCCAAGTATCTGTATAAGGATATATCTCATTAGCAATAGAATTATTATGTTCTCTTGTTTCTTGATATTGAGATTCTATTATTATCCTCCCGCCTGCTTCTTCTAAATTCACATTATAGTAATATAATATAGGCGGCGTATCATCATCTACTACAATTGTAACTGATGGTCTCGATGATGGCATAAGTTGCGTACCACTAAAAGTAATATTTCTTTTGTAATCTGGTTCATTTATATCATTCCACTTTCCATCTTCTATTAAACTAAAAGCTACTTTATAATTTCCAATAATATTAATACTTAATTCGTATGTGTTACCTCTATGCATTATGTGTGGGGTAATCGTTAATAAACTGTATAAACCATTTGGTCCATATCTATCCTCACGTATTGATACACTACCTTGTAACCTTTGTCCTGTAACGTTATTAAATCCCTGTATATCTTCTAATGTATAATTTTCATAAGATGACCGATTTTTTACAGTATGATTTTTCGTATTCTCAAACACATAAATATTATATATACATTTCACTATTTCATTATCTTCCCACGGATGTAAATATATATCACCGTTATATGTTTTATACTGTGGTGGTGATCTGTTATCGGGTCTATATCTATCTATAAAATTTTTTGATAAATCGATTATATCTTTTTCTGGTATTGTAACTTTCAATTTTTGATTTATATATTGAATAGTTGGTGGTAAAGATGGTTTAAATAATCGTTCAACGTGACAAGTTCTAAAATCTGTTATTGTTTTCCCCCAACCATTAAAATCTACGTGTTTCCATTTCCATTCATTAATTCCTGGTATTCCAACTTGTCCCATAAAAGCACCAGGAGAAAATAATGGAGGAACTCCAGCCAAACTAACTAATCGCTCTGGAACATTTTCATATGGAAAATCCTTAAATGCTATATTTGGTGCGTCTACTATTCTATACGTCCAAAGAAAATAAAAACGACTATACTTAGGCGTTACTATATTTATTTGATGACTTCTTGGCATACCATCATTTTCAGCATATGATATCGCATCAGGTGTTATTCTATATACTGTTACATAATTGGAACTTGTATCAGCTTGAAAATCACTTGAGTAATTATGAGTATGTATTCTATATCCGTATCTATTGTCTCCAGCTCCAAGTCCATGAATACCACTTGTAAAATCACTATGTGATTGCCAACAATTTATAGTTCCATCTTCTGTAGCAACTTGTTCTATATCTGGTAATAAACTATATTGTAATCCGTTATTTATGAACCACGGATTATTCATAGTCTGCCAAACATAAAATATTAATTCTATACCGTGTCTCCCTGGATCCAATATCGCACCATTTATTCTTGTCGGATAATTTAAAGTAATTCCTGATAATGGTCCAGCATATTCGGGTTTATTTGTTCCTGTTATAGAATCTAAATTATCTTGTAAATTCTTTGATACCTTTCTTAATTCATCTATTTGTTTGTCAGGTATTTTTAAACTAACATAATCTAATTGACCTTGATATGTTTGGCTTTCTCTGTAATATTCTATTGATTCGGGCATTACACTTTTTCTCATTTTCATATATGTTCTTGTCTTATGTGTTGAATACGATGGAGAACCTACTGTAAAAACTGTAAGGTCTGTATTATTATTATAATCTTCTTTATAAAAAACAACTTCTCCACTAATATCTTCTGTATAGTCCTCTGTTAATAATATTTTAATAGAAAATCCCAAATATTCATCTTCTACTATTGCTTTCTTTTGCGCTTCTAATAAACTCATATATTGCGGATTAAATTGATGTATTTTTCCAGTTAAAACTCTTTGGTCCCATTCTATATATGGATATCCTCTATTATATTCTATTGTACCCATTGAACTTGATAAATCTAACCACATTATAGGATTATCTCTAACATCAACTTCTTTATAGTATAAATCTCTGTATTCTTGTACTTCTGTTGCATTTGCTGACATATATTAATTGTTAATAATTAATTATAAAAAATTTTAATTAATTATATAAATTAAAACTTCCACTGATTCCCACAATTTAAACATGATACAAAAGTCGTCATTGGTTCATCCGCACTCCTTGTCTGCATCTGATAATAAGTGCATTTTCTCTTCTTACATTTATAACATTTAAATTCATCTGTCGCTGCCGCAAGGTTATCCTCTCCCATATTTTTATCTCTCATAATCTTACTATTTATCAAATCTTTCCAAATATCCATATTTAATTCTTGGTGTGACATCATTGCTAAATCGTATGTTTTTATTTCTCCTGACTTTATTTTTGATATTAATTTATCAGAAGACGAATTCTTGAATAAATTTATCCAAATACTTCTAAACTTGTCTTTATATAACAATACAAAATATGGGTTATTCCATTTTCTTATTATTTTTCTCCGTTGACATTCTTTTATAGTATGATTATACAATCCTATCTCAAAATTTTTAGCTCTATCTTCTGTCAAATCTAACTTTTCTTTTATTAGATTTTTTATGTTATTTCTAAACTGTGAAGGATTACTCAACATTTAAAATAATTATACATGTAATATTTAAGTCAATTTTATTTTTATAAGCAATATGGTAGATAATATTCGGTATCTTTATTATTTTCTTTTTCTTTTTCTTTTTTTTTACCTTTATCTTTATCGCTGAAATATTTTTCGCAAATCTCGCTTCCACAATGGTCATGATTTGCCCAATTTATTCTTTTATCTAATATTTCCTTTTCATATGTAACACCCCATCTTCCCAAAACAATTGGTCTTGTCTTTTTCAAAAACTTAAACATGATTATTGATTTAAATAATATTAAATATTTAAATCAATTTTAATCTTCATCGGTATCAATATATTCTTCCTCTTCTAACTCTGAAGCAATATATGATTCTTCACTATCATAATCACTTTCATCCTCTTCTCCACTATCCTCCTCCTCTTCGTCATCGCTATCTTCACCTTGAACATACTCTTCCTCTTCTTCTTCAGTATCATCCTCATTACCACTATCATCAATGATTTCTTCATCATCATCTACTATAAATCCATCTTCTTTTGAATAACCTTCTTTAGTAAGCATATCTGGATCAACTTCTTCTTCTGAAGAATAACTATCATCTTCTCCAAGTTCTTCAAACCCTCCATATAATTTCTCATAGTAGTTTTCCCATTCTTCTACATTTAAATCTAATAAATCTGACAATTTATATTTATCTTTCTCCTTATGTTTTACAATAAGTATGGAACCAAAATATAACTCATTATCAATAGGAGGAGGTAACTCATATTTATTTTCTGTGTTCGCGCGACCTTTGTTTTTAGCAAATACAGATAAATATACTTCTTCTCCATTATCTTTTTCCTTCCAAGTATTTCGATGTTCAAAATCTTTATCATTCCTGAATCCACATTTTTTATAAAAATCTTCTGTATTCAAATTCACATTTTTTTTATTGCTTTTTTTATCTATTACTACACCTTTTACTACAGCTGACATTTAATATTCATATTTAAAAAGGGTTTAAATGGTTTTTCAAATAAATATTTAATATGTATCAATATCTGTTAGACATTCATATAGATAAATTAAATATTAATATAATTAATAAATTAAAAGAACAATTCCATTATTCAAGTCGTGAAGATACTCTAATATTATCTGAAAATGGACTATATAAAATTATTGATGATACTATTTATAAATTTTCTTTGGTCGAACAAAATAATATTTACAAAATACCATTCAAAGATACAAATTTAATAAAACAAAAAACTCCTTTCAAGAAAAACAAATACAATGTAAATTGGATCCCACCAAATCATAATTCTATTCAATTAAATACAAATGTTTTCAAACATAGTTACAATAGTAATACTGAATTACATATTGTTACATTCAATGATAAAATTAATGAGGTATATATATTATCTAATTTAGATGAAACACAACATTCTTTTAAAGAAGATTTGGAATTATTTTATCGTATTTTAATTTAATATGATATTTTGGACTATACAACAAATAATTCTTTCTATTACTATAATCGCTTGTGCACACTATATCTATATATACTTTAAAAATAATTTGACTATCCCAAAAACTAAAGATTTAGTAAAAAAACCGATCGAACAATACAAAGAAATATATCAATCCATTTCGCAAAATACTAAAAACTCTGATAATATGAAAGCTGAATTAAAAGATTACATTAAACAACTCGCTTCTGATGCTCAAGATAAATCGAATCCTAATAAATTACCACCTTTGCCTACAAGTAGTAGTGAAATAAATAGACAAATTGATAAAGTAGGCAATATGTTTATGAATGGTGGTGGCGGACCCGCATTTAGTAGTTATTAAAAACAACTTAAAAAGAAATTATATATATAAATTAATATGCTTATCAAAAATAGACAAACACAAAATGCTATTATGAGTAAATTTCCTAATGTAGAACTTTGTTATGAAAAAAATTTACATAATAAAGTTAAACATAATTCTGATATTTATCTATCTATCCCGAAAGGTAGAAAATATTTCGCTTGGCTTACATATTATAAATCTTCTCCTTGTTGTTTATTATTAGAATTAAACAAATATAAAAACTCTATAAATTCTATTAAAATAGTTAACACATCGTTTAATAAAATGCTATCTACCAAATCTGGAACTATATTTTATGGTACACAGTTTATTATAAATAATACTCCTTTTTTTAATATTGAAAATATTTATTATTTCAAAGGAAAAAATATTTCTAATCAAAATCAATTAAATAAAATAAATACTATATCTTATATTCTAAAAAATCATATAAATAATGTATTATTTACATCACAAAATATGATATTTGGATTGCCCAACATTGATACTAATTACAATAAGTTACTTGAAACTATAAAATCTTTACCATATGACGTATACTGTATTCAACATAGATCTTTAACAAGTAACTATCCATTTAAAAATGAAAGAGTTAAAATAGAGAAAAAAATTTATGCTAATTTACTCGTGAAACCTCATTTGCAAAATGATATTTATGAAGTATTTTCTCAAGATAATGATAAAAAACTTATCAGTAGAGGTTTTACGTATATTCCTGATTACAAAACAAGTATTTTTATGAATAAATTATTTAGAACTATCAAAGAAAATGATAATTTAGACGCGTTAGAAGAAAGTGATGATGAAGAAGAATTTGAAAATATCAGTCCTGATAAGTTTGTTGATATGGATACATCTTATGTTATGAATTGTCTTTATTCCAATAAGTTTAAATATTGGATACCTTTAGATATAACAAAATCTTCTATTACAAAAAATACTGATATCCGCGTAAATTAATTTTTAATAATTATTTATTATATATGTCAGTTCCTTCTGAATTATTAATGAATACGCAAAATTCATTTCACACTCACGCTCAACGTGGTGCTAATATTGTTATGAGGGGTGGTAAAAGAAAATCTAAACGTACTAAAAGAATGGCAAGAAAAAGTAGAAGAAAAAGTCGTAGAAGAAAACAACAAAAAGGTGGTCGTGGTCGCACCATAACCTATGCTAATTTAGATTTCATGGCTAATAACGGTTTAGGAAAAATGGTTCCTCACGGTGACGCTTATACCAACTGTAGTAAAACACAAACAGGTGGTGGTGGTTTTGGATTTACAAGTCAAGGTGCAAATGATGCTGCCACTTTTAAAGGTAGTTATCCAGCATATCAAAAATATGAAAAATCAAAACAATGTGGTGGTAAACGAAGACGTAGAAGAAAGAGTAGAAAAAGTAAAAGAAAGTCGCGTAGAAAATCTCGCAAATCTCGTCGTAAAAGAAGAAAATCACGCCGTCGTCGTAAAAAACAAAGAGGTGGATGTGGTTGTAAATCAAAATCATCATTATTGATGACACAAAAAGGTGGATCATCCCATACCTATGGTGCACCTTTTGCCGGCGGTGATAAACCATGGGCAACAGCACCTTTAGGGATATCTAAAAATCCTCAATCATGCTACGATAATTACAACCATTTTAAAGGATTATAAATGCGTTAAAATAATTTAGGAATTTTAAATAATTAATTTCTTTTTATATACTATAATGCCTGGACGTAGAACTCGTAGTATGACTGGTGGCCGTAGACGCCGCTCAAAAAGCAGAAAAAGCCGCAAAAGTAAAAGTCGCAGAAAGAGCCGTAGAAGCAGCAAAAAAAGTAGAAGAAGAAGTCGTCGTAGAAGTCGTCGTTAATTATTAATTATCTCATAATTAAATGATATAATTAATATATATTATGTATCATTTCGCATATGGTTCTAATATGAACATATTTGAGTTAAAAAAATATTTATGTGACAGTGATTTTAAAATTATTGGGCCAGGATATTTAGAAGATTATATTTTCACTTATCGTTCTTTCATTAATAGAAAATTATCAGGTAAAGCTAATATTGAAAAAAGAAAAAATAGCAAAGTATATGGTCTAATCGTTGAAATAAAAAAAAATTGTAAAAAATTAGATAAAAAAGAAGGATTGTATTTAGGATTATACTATAAACATTCCAAATTAAAAGTTAAACTATCTAACAATAATAAAATCTATAATTGTTTTTCTTATATAATGAATAAAAATGTCATCGAAGACTTTAGTAATCCAAGTAAAAAATATAGAAAACGCATACTTTCTGGTGCTAAAATAATAAATTTACCTACATCATACATTCATAATCGCATTCTTAAAAATTACTAATCATCATCCTTTATCAAACATACTCCATTCAAATAAGGCTCATTTTTCTTTGTACTTTTCTTTGTACCTTTTTTATTTTGATACTTCTCTTCCCAATTGTCATTATAATAACCATCTATACTTGCCTCCATTAATTTAAAATTTTGTTTTTTATAAAATCGCTTTCTCTTCATATACTGTTTTTGAAATATTATATGTGGATCTACAATATCAACAACAACTGATTCTTTTCTTTTCTTTCTTAATATTCTCCCTACTGCTTGTGTAACATCCGATTTCGGTGTTGCCATAACAAGGGTTGTTAATGTCTTTATATCCAGACCCTCTTCTGCCATCGCATAAGTAGCTATTATCACTTTTTTGCCCTCACTCTTTTTTAATTCGACTTCTTTCATTCCTCCTATATAATAACCTACTGTTGCTATACCCCTATGTTTTACAGCATCATAAATATATGTTAATATAGTTTTATAATGCCCTAAAACCATTATTTGTGTTTCTTCTCCACCATTTTCTACTAAATCTTCAATAACTTTCAATATAAATTCTCTACGATGATTTAATTCACATATTTTCTTCATCATAGCACTATAATTCACCTGTTGTCTATAATTCATTGAAATTTCTAAAAAGTCCTCATCATCCAAATAATAATTTATTGCTTTCACTATTACATTATCTTCACCCTTCCTTTCTTTTTTATAAACAACTTCACCAAGAAACATTTTTAATACTCTTGTTAATCCATCTTTTCTCTTCATTGTCGCGCTCAATCCTAACGCATATGGTGTCACCACTTTAAACAATACTCTACTAAACACCTCTGCTGATATGTGATGACACTCATCAACAATAGTAAAACCAAACTGATTAAATAAGCTTTGTTCATAGTCTTTCATACTTAAACTTTGTAACATCCCTATTACTATATCTTTATCCTCTACGTCTATTACACTCGCTTGTATTCTCCCTACTCGCGCATTAGGTAAAAATTGCTCTATTCTTTCTATCCATTGTCTCAATAAGAATTCTTTATGAACAATAATTAATGTCTTCTTTTTAAGAGCCGCTAAACACCATAATCCCATTACAGTCTTACCAGCACCCGTATGAATCTCTAATAATCCACTACCTTTCTTTTTCGCATGTTTTAAATATGCGTTTACAATTGGTTTCTGAAAATCTCTTAAATCACCATTAAATTCTATATTTATATCTTCTCCCTCACTTAAATTTATCGCCTCCGGCTCACCATATGTATCCATTCCATAAAAACGTGGTATATAAAACTTCTTTTTTGATTCTCTATATATTGGAAATGGTTCTGGTTGTACCATAGATGTTTTAGGAACAAACGGTTTCACCATCAAATCCTGTCTTAACTCAATTTGATCCGATACTTCCATGTTTTCTTTTTTTATTGTATATCCTTTTTGTCCAAGATAAGTTGCCACATTTTCCATTATATAATATTTTACTTTCCTCTTTATGTGTTATTTTTAATCAATTTTACTGAATTAATTTCTTGATAATTAATATATAATGAAACTTATTAATAATTTAAAATTTAATGATAAACGTCATTTAGTTTTAGCGGTTGTATTTGCTATTTTTATTGTTATGGATATTAAAATCCCCGATAATATTGCATCTTTAGTGGATACCGTCGTTGGTAAAACACTTGTCATTATGGTTGGTCTATCTCTTTTAGTTGTTAATCCATTGGTTGGTATTTTAGGTGCCATTGCTGCTTATGAACTTATTAGACGTTCATCTGGTTCTTCCCATATGTTCGGCATTAAAGACTTTATTCCAAGTGAAGATAAAAAACATAATGAAATGAAAGTTTATCAAAACAATGAAACATCTCTTGAAGAAGAAGTTATTAGCAATATGTTACCAAGAACAGCAACAGACGCACTTGATACCGCTAAATTTAAGCCTGTTCAAGATAAACTACACGCTGCTGCTAAAATTTAATTAATTATATTAAAAATAAATGTAATTAATTGTTCTTTAACTATCTCCTCCTGCTTTTCCCTTTATTCTTGCTAATCCATCTTCGCCACAGATCATCTTTCCAAGCCCTGGAATGTGACATACAGCATACATTACTCTGTTTAATCCTATTCCTTTCGCATTCTTTTTTGGATCAAAATGAGGATATGGTTTTGGAATGATTATTAAATACAAAATATAGAACCCTAAAATAGCACCAATAAATATTAAAACAGGAACAACATATTTTTGAAATACGTCTTCAGCATTCATTCCTGAAAATTTATCCGCGGCATCCACAGTAGGATTTTTCTTTATTCCTACATTATTTCCTGTATTTGAATTATTTACTGGCTCACATTCCATTGCCATTTGTCCTGCTGGACTAAATCCTCCACCACTTTTATTTTTAGTCGTACCTTCCACATTCTTCCAAAATTGACCATCACTTCCATTTTTATCTTCTGAACTTGTTATTTTCCTTCGAGGCGGTGCCTTAAATGCTGATATTATCTTTTTAATATTACTTAATACTTCACCTTTTATTTTCATTGGCTTATTTTTTGAAAATATTATTATAGACCTCGCAGTTGGTGTACATTTTGGAAAATCCATACCATCTCCATCCGCTAAATAAAATGATGTTTTCGGTATAATATTATCTAAAGTAAAATTTGCTGGTAATTCTACTGTTCTCATTGTGCCATCTCTTTCTTGTGGTAATATCTTCACCGCATTATTTATCGAATCAAAAAACTCCACGGAAGGTTCTGCTGATGAATCATCTTTAACTATAGGAATACATATATTTACACTCTTCCCAGGACCAGAATGTGATAATATTAATTCAGCATCTACCTCTTTACCATTCCAATGATTTATTGAAGGTGAAAATAATCTCGCCTCATTTAACTTTAAATTCTTTGTATTCGCAACTGTCACATTACTTCTATCCCAACACAATAATTTTAAATATGTTTTGTATTTTGTTACTCTACATTTACTTGTTCTATCATATTCATAAGAATAATCATATGCACATACTTCTTTTGAAGGACACAGGCTATAAGTTCCCCCTTCATGTATATCAAAGGCTCCTGAACAACTCATAATTAATATATAACTTTATTATAAAATAATATCTATTTTTATGTATATATTATGACTAAATTAAACATAACAAATAAAACAATATACAAATTGAAAAAAAATAAAAATCAATCAAAGAAAAATGTTCCTAAAAAAAGAAAATATAAAAAAAGAAAACAGAGGAATGGTAGGAGTTTTAGAAAAAGAAGAAGAAAATATAATATTAAAAATAATTCTATTAAAAAATATAAAAAACAAAAAGGTGGTGTTGGTGAAATAGATACAACAACAAAAAAATCTAAAGATGACAAGGATAAACTGAAACAATTGGAAATCCAACAAAGGGATAAAGAAGAAGAAATTAAAAATCAAGAAGATGAACTTCATAAATTAGGTATCAGTCATATCGATGAGAATTCGGCTTCTTTTAAAATTCAACAAAAAATTTTAAAACTTGGTAAAAAACTGGAGGATGAAAACAAAAAGAAAATAAAACTTAATAATTACAAACAAGACGTTGAAACGAAATTAATAGGTCAAAAAAAAGAAGTAAAAGCATTAAAGAAAAAGATTAATGCCAAAAGAAAATCGATAAAAAAAGCTAAAACAATAATAAACAGTAAAAATACTCAAATAGGAAAATTAATTACACAAAAACAAGCCGCTGATAAAAGAATACGCGACCTTCAAGAACAAAAAGCCAATGCGCCCGAAGGTAAGTTGACAGGTTCATTAGATGGAAAAATAAAAAAAGAAGAAGAAAATATAGAACAATTAAAAGAAAAAAATACAAAATTACAACAAGATATAATAGCACAAACAACAATGATTCCTCAAGTAATGATAGAGGTTAATGAAAACATTACAAATTATTTTAAAACAGAAAAGGAATTAATGAATAGACCCCAAACAGAAGAAGTAAAAATCACAGAAGGAGATTATCAACCTAATGTCGATACACCTGTAAAAGACGATGATAAACTTCAAACTAAAATTAATAAATACTACCAAGATAATATAAAAAAAAAAACAAAAGAAACTGATGAAGAATATTATGAACGCCATATTGACACAGATTTAGATAAAATCGTAAATCTTTTAACTGAGGAACAAAAATGGATATCTGAAACACAAAAGAAGATTGAAAATAGATTGAATGAAGTTGAAAAAAAGTTAGATACAACAAATGAAAAGTTAAAAGAACAGAATAAAAAAGACGTCAAAGAAGAAAAAGAACAACAAGATAAAATATCAAAAGAAAAAGAAGAAAAAGAAAAAATAAAAGAGAATATCGAAAATAAAAAGGAAGAAATGAGACAAGACGTAAAAGAATGGCAAAGAACACAAGATGAAGCAAGTAAAAAAATCGATCAAGGTGAAACTGTATTTAAAGATAAAATTAGAAAAATCGCCACTGAAAATGATAGAACAATAGAAAATGTAAAAAAAGACATAGATAATGTTAAATCACTAATTAGTCAAAAAGAGAAAGAGAAGAGGATGAATAAAAAACCAGGTAGTTCAGCAAAAGAAGCAGAAAAAGAAGCATATAATGTTTTAATAAGAAATAGAGAACAAGAAATTAATCAGCTTAATACACAGCTTGAAGAATTAAATGAAGAATATAATAGAATTACAGGCAATAAAGTTGCTGATTTAAAAAAACCAGAAATTTCTAAAAGTTTGTTCAAGTTCGGTTCAATTAAAAAAAAGGAACAACAAAAACAAGATGCGTATGATGAAAAGGTAAAAGATATAGAAAATCAGGCATTAAAAGATAAAAAAAAGAGTATAAAAAGCAGAGGGGTGCGAATAAATTGGGCGAAAGCTGGATTAGCCGCATCTAAAGTATTACATACACAATTTAAAGCGCCAACTTTAGCTCCTTACATATCTAATGATATGGTTGAAAAAGACAAGTTGTTAACAAAAGAAGAAGAAGATAAATTAATGATAGAAAAAGAACATTTACATATTATTTACAATACTCCTTATATATCAAATGAACAAGATGATGTTTATGCTCACGGAACTAAACCAAGAAAACCAGATTTTGGAAAACCGTTTTATAATTATTATTTAATGAAAACTATTAAAGCACCAGATGATAAAGAAATGCCAATTTTTGAAATGATCGAACAAAGAAAAGCAAGATATATTAAATGGTTAATGAGAAAAGAAAATGGCAACATTGGTATTGAAGAGCTAACCAAACAATTTAGAATGTTTGAAAAATCTTCAGGTTTAATGAGAAATACTCTCGATGAAAAAATAATAGCATTAACATTTTTAAAATTTCTTATTAGTATAACAGATGAAATTTATATTCCTCCATTACCACAAACCAAAACAGAGGAACAACAAAAAGAATTAGATGCTTCCAAATTAGAAAGAAGTATAATAGATTTACATAAAACAAGTATTGATGGCCATTCCTTATTTAAGTTATTCTGTATTTATGTTCCCGGATATGTCAATGACGCGAGTAAAAAAGTAAGTCAAGATGTCATAAAAAGTGTTAATCAAACAAGCATGACAAGTAAATTTCCAATGGGCGAGAGTGAAATTTTCGACCTGGGTTTAGAAAAATGGAATAATGATAAAGGTAAATATAAAGATTGTGGTGTATTGGTACCAACCGACTATGATGATAATTATCTAAATATAGGTGTATCTACAATTAATAATACAGATAGTGTATGGGAGAACAAGGATGGTGAAGGCAATAAAGAATCAATGACAGAAGGTGTTAATAAATATATAGACGCACAAGCTGAACAAACTAAAGCCGTAGATGAAAAGAATAAAATCCTTAAGAAATTTGAAAATGCTATTAATGACATAATAGGCGGGTTAAAAATAAAGGATACTGATGATAAAATTGAAGAATTGACTAAAACAAATAAAAATAAAATTACCCAAATAGAAACACTTAAAATAGAATTAGACAAGAAAAAAGTCGATCTACTCAATATAAAAGAACAAGAATTCAAAGAAAAGCAAAGAATAATTGAACAAGAATTGGAAGCTAAAGAAGGATTATTAAAAGCCCAAATAGAAAATATAGCGAAACAAGATCAAGAGATGGAAAATATTAAAGCAAATTTAGAAGCACAAAGAGAAGGTTTAAAGAAATGTAACGAAGAAGACGCAGCAACAAAAGAAGAATATAATGCAAAGATAATAGAATTACAGGAAAAGTTAAAGGATATGGAAGAAGATAAAAAAGATATGACAGAAAGAATGAACAAATTAGAAGAAGGAAAGAAACAGGCCGAAGATGAAAGTAGCGAATATAAAGCTAAAATCACTGAAGCAGAAAATAGAAGAAAAGCTCTTAAAAAAGATATTGAAGAAATTAAATCACCAACAAAAGTAACCGAAGAATCGGTAATAGGCGATGCTGAAAGTGATGAGGGAGAACCTTTGGAAGATGCTCTTGATGCCGCAACCACAGAAGATGGTGCAATAGATGTCCCATTAGAAGAAAACGAACCAATGATGTTTTATCTAACACTTGGATCAGATGGTAATATAAATGTAGCAACATCAAAAACACCCGGAGAGAATATATCCAGTTGGTTAATGGGTTCTAACACACAGGAAGGTGATGATAAATAAAATTAATTACAATATTTAATATAATTAATTTTATACCTCAAATGATTTTATTGTATTATTAATAGTCATTAATGTGTCCATTTTTTTATCATTTTTTTCTTTTTGTATGTCTATTTTATCTTTAAAATCTATTAATGTCAATATAACAGAATCAATTTTTGCTATAATTTTTTTTGGATCCGAATATGACCATTTTTGATTTTCATACGTTTTTTTTAAAATATATAATCCATTAATTAAATCTGTATTATATTCTTTTACACGTATACCAAATTTTTTATATATACCCAACACATCATCTTCTATTTTACTCATCAATGTATCTAAAAAATTCATATAATTTCCTAAATCTTCGTCGATATATTTTATTGTATTGCTACGATTTTCTTCATACCACCATCGTGTTGCTAATTGAAGGGAAGAGTTACTAAATATGTAATATTTACCCTCGCTATCTTTTCCTATTTTTTCACCATCTTTAATTTGTGTAAAAATATTTAAATTCTCTTTTTGAGTATTGAAATTTGCCTGTAAATCTACAGGAAAACTTGAATAAGCATTTACTTTCTTTATAGACGACAACATATATATATATAAAATAAATTTATGTTTATACTATGAAACTTAAATCTTTAATTCGTGCTTTCCCAAAATTTTTTTTCTAAATATTACATTACAATGAAAAATATTACAATAGCTTATGTTAATTTTTGGGATGAAAAAAGAGATTTATTTTATGAAATTATTAAACATAATTTAAATGTAAATATTAAAAAAGTGAAATTTACTGAAAATCCATTTTTTTTGATAGCATCAGTAAATGGTAATATAAATAAAGTCAAAGGCATTAGAGCAAAATATAAAATATTTTATACAGGAGAAAATACAGGTAGGTCGAATTACAAACAATATAATGATAAAAATTTATATGAAACTTTTGATTTAATAATTGGTTTTAAAAAAACAGATTTATCTAAAAAACAAATAAATTTTCCTATATGGTTGTATATGTGGTCAAGAGACAAGAAGATTTATAATTATAATGAGGAATATAATATTTTAAAAGATATTGAGAAAAATAATATACAAAATTTAAAAAAAAAGAAAAATATGTTTGCAACTATGGTAAGCACCCATGATTGTGATAATATTAGAAGTAAAATATGCGATGAAGTCGGGAAATATGGAAAAATTATGTATCCTTCTAAATTTAGAAATAATACACAACAAATACCAGACACCGGCAACAGATGGAGTGATAAAATAAATTACATATCTAATAGCATATATAATGTATGTCCCGAAAATTCAAAGGGTGAAGGTTATTTTACTGAAAAAATTTTTAATGCATTTGAAGCCGGCACAATACCTATTTATTGGGCTGTAAATTATCCTGAACCCAATATTATTAATAAGAATAGACTGTTTATGGTAGATTTTGATAATATTCACACAATTAATGATGTTATAATTAATATAGATAAATATACTAAAGAATCTTTATGGTTAGATGGTTCACATAAATATCTTGAAAACCTTTATAATACTTTAATAGAAAAATTTAAAGAATTGATTTTTACTTAATTTACAAAAGGTATATATTGAAAATATTTATTATCATATACCGTTACTTTAAAAGTATCATTATATCCTTCAACGTAAATAGTATCTCCATTAGATAATTCATCACAACCATATTCATCAGTACATGACCTACCATTACTTGAAATAGGCAACTTAACAATATTATTATTATCTGTCATAGTATAATATTGCCATTTACTTCTATTGCTATATAAAGGTTTTCCCATTAAAGGTAATATTGTTTCTTGTCCATTAGTCCTTGTTAATATACCTAATTGTCTATAATCTACATTTGCTCCTCTGGTTTTAATATTTATTGGTAATCCACGAGGATTTTTTGTCTCTGGTGGAAAATATTCTCCATCCTTCTCAGGTGGGGCGTGTAAATTATATAAAACTTCTTGTTTTTCATATCTTGGTCCTCTATATTTTTGAACAGGATTTATAGAAAAACCTAAACCTAATAATAAAAATCCAGCAATTAAAAATAACGTTAATAGTAAATTTTTATTTAAACAATTCTTTTTCCCCATATATTTAATATTGTTATTTAATTTAATTATTAATTATAGATACTATTTATAATTAATAGGCATTTATGCTCTTTTACCTTGATTTATATTTTTCATCATATTCGCCATTTTACTAATTTCTGGTAAATTCATACTTTCAAGTGTTTGCTTAGCACTATTCATGATAGGTGTCATATTTTTTAAAGATTCCATTAATCCCTTTTGTTGTTTTGCTAATCTACTTGTTTCAGCTGTTAATCCTCTCATACCATCTTTACCTAACATTTTGTCTAAATTATCATAAGCCATCTCCATAGTTGCTGCGTAATCTATTCTTTTTCCTGGCGCCTCATCACCATTATTGTCTAATGATGTTGGTTCACTTGATGGAATGGAATGTTGATTTTGGAATCCTTTCTTTTGTGCGTCTTGACAAGCTTTCTTAGAAGCTTGACATGTCCATTCTTTATCTTTACACTTCTTCTTTCCTACTTTTTTACAGTCTTTCTTTTTACCAGTACTTGAATACCATTCATTTTCATTGCCTTTTTTGTTACTTGATTTTTTACCACCTTTCTTTTTAATTTTTGCTCCTTCTTTAAATCCCTCCCTGAAATCCTCCATACCATCATCTTCTTCTTCTTCATCATCTAATTCGACTTCATTTCCTTCTTTAAATCCCTCTACAAATTTACTTACTGCTAAATAATTGGTGCACGTTTTACACATTCCCGCTAAAATAGCTACAGTTAAAGCAACAATCATATTCTTTGTAAAAAATGTTGTTAATAAACCACCAATTACAAACAATCCTAAAGAATCTAAATTATTGTTTTGTAAATAATTTACAACATTCATCAACCCCACTATAACTAACAAATAAAGAACATATTTATTTTTCGTCAATCCACCCAATGATGGAACTTTCAATTTTGGCATTTTACTCCTTTTTACCATTATATATATTAATTATGATATTATTAATTATTCATAATTAATATTTATTTTTTATCAGCATCACTTGAAGCATTTGCCGCATCAGCGGTTGCTGCCGCCGCTTCGGCTGCTTTTTCAGCTGCTTCTCCCTTTGCTGCTGCTTTCGCTTCTGCTACTTTACACATTTTTGTTGCTTCATCATATGTTTGTCCTGGCGGACATTGTTGTTTATCTTCTTCAGCTTTATCCGCATTTGCTTGTGCCTCTGCTGCTTCTTTAAATGCTTCTGCTGCTCCTTTTGCGGCCATATTTGCGGCATCTGCCATGTGTTCTTTTGAACCTTTCATGTTTTCAACGAAAGTTTCTTTTACACGTCCACATCCAAATAAGAAATTGGAAGCAAATAATCCCACAAGAATTGAACAACTCATGTTATTGCAATATTGTTCCGCACCATAATATGCAAGTAAAAATACACCCAAACATTCATAAGCTCCTGATGTAATATAACCAATAACATTTAATATTGCTAATATCATCAAGGCATAGCATAAAATCTTGTTTTTAAAAAGATTTGGAATCTTCATTATATTAATTACTAATATAATTTATTATTGGTAATTAATATTCCTAAATTCTTAGTTAATCCTGATTTTTATACTCTTGCGTCTTTTTTTAGATTTATTTTTCCCTTTTTTCTTTGATTTCAATGAAAATTTTTTCGCCATTAATTTTGATTTTAATGAACGTCTATTTTGTTTTTTAGACCTCTTTCCATGCCTAAAACCTCCAGCAAAAGCTACATCGCTTTTTTTATTTTTCTTCTTCTCTTCATCATCATGTTTATGGTAATATGCATATATACCAGTTCTATCTTTTGTAATATGATTTCGAGCTTCCTTCATCAATTTAACGTCTTCGTATTTCTCAAAAGGGGTCGCCCATAATTTCATAGCTACCTTTCCTACTTTTTGTAAATCCTCATTCTCATATGGGTGGCCGTGTGTGGAATCGTGTCCAAATCTATATAAATCGGCAATACCTTTTACTCCCCACGCCAAATGAAAGGCTGTTAGTAGTTGTTCAAATGTTTTCTCAAATCCATGTTTATCATGTTTATCTATTTCATTAGCAATATCCTGGTAATAAGTTGAATTATTTTTAATCATCGATTCTAACATTCTCTTCATCAAGATATGATGTTGTTTATGATGTGTTGTTGATTTATCATTAATAATCTTTTCAATCTTTGTTTTAAATTTTCCTGATATGAATAGCCCCATTCCATGTAAATTACTATCAACTATCCTTTCTATTAATTCGTCTAATTCTCTGTGAGTTATCCTTCTTGTATATGCTTCTATAACCCCCTCATTATCACCTTTACTAAGAAGCATATTCTTAAAATCCATTTTATCCTGATCATTAAAAGCTCTTTTTGCTTTTATTGCATTTTTAATTAATCTGAATTTTCTCAGCGCATTTTCTTTTGCCGTTTTATCGATTTCTAATGGATGTAAATCACCAGAAACTTCACTTTCTCTTGTTTCATCTACTTTGAGGTTTCCCATAGTTGGTTTTTCCCATTGGGTAGCTCCAATCTTTTTATTGTAATAATATTTTTGACCTGAATTTGGATCAGTTGCCTCTTTCCAACCCTCTGGCAAATCAGTATCATCACTTTCTAATTTTGGAACTGGTTCGTTGGGAACATCAACCTTTTTCGAAGGATCAGTGCCTGCTATTTCTTTGCTTTGTGCAATTGTGTCATCGGCTTCTTTAAGTAATTTATCGAGATTCAATTTTTCTTGTAATTGGTCAACATCACCTCCAAGTTCTCTAACCTCTGTTTCTAATTTGTTTAATGAAGCCTCCTCTTGATTATTATAGTCCCTTTTCAAACCTTCGATTGTTTTCTGTGCTTCTAATAGTTGATCCGAGAATCTTTTTTTATCCTCATTACACTGCTTAACTTGTTGTTCAATAATTTGTTTTTCTCCATTTGAAGCACTTACTTTTTCTTCTGATGCTCTTCTTTCCACTTTTAATGCTTCCTCCACTGCATCTTTTTTTTGCTGTTCAAATTCTTCAAGCATTTTTAATTTAATCTCCTTTATTGCTTCTTCGTGTTTATTATTTAATTCGATTAATGCCGCATCATGTTCTTGATTAGTTTTTTTTAAATCCCTTAACTTTTCCTCGATAATATTTTCTTTTTCCTTCCCTAATTTGTCAATTTCAGCTTCATCTTTTTGTATTTGGATTTTAAGGTCTTCTTGTAATTTGGTAATAAGGTTATTTAATTCCTCTATTTTTTTATCTTTATCCGCTGTTTGTGTCATAATCCCTTTTAACTCCTCTTGTTTTTGCAACAAAGATTGCTTTACACGTTCCAATTCATTCTTTTTCGTTAGCATATCGCTTTCATTAGCTTCCTTCTGTTTTCTATTTTCCTCATTTATACGTTCAATTTGTAGTTGTGCTTCTTTTTGTTTTTCTTCTAATGCTGCTCTGCTCTCTTCACTTACTGTTAAAGCCTCCATTTTACCTTCTAATTCTTGTTTATGTTTATTGTTAAGTTCCTCAAGTGCTTTATCCAACTCGTTCTTACTATTTAACTCTATTTCTTGTATTCTTTTATCGGCTGCTTCTTTTGCTTGGGATTGTTGATTTTGTAATTCAGCCATTTTTTTGGTATTTTCTTCTTGTGATCTTCTAACAGCTTCTTCTAATTGACTCTGTTTTTCTTTTGTAGCTTTGTCAAATCTCTCTCTATTTTCATTTATAAGTTTTAAATTATCATTTGCACCCATTATCTTTTCTTTAATTTCTTTAACAAGTAAGCTAATCTCTCCTATTTTTGCTTTATTATCTTTGCTGTTTGTTTCCATTGCTTCTGTACATTTTTTCAATATTCCGCCATAATCTTTTAATGTCTCCTCTAATTGTTTACTAATATCAATTTGACCACTCATTATATATTTATTCGTTATTATTTTTATATCCAATTAGCTCATTCAAATCACTTTTTATATCATTTAATTTTTGCTGAACATTTTTTTCCTCTATATTTAATTGGTCAATTAAACGTGATGCGTAATATTCTTCCATCTTAGATTTTTCTAAATAAGATAATAATTTTTGCATAACCATTTTTTGTTCCGTTTTTTCTTTTACAATATATTCTTTAAATTTCATATAATCTTCATAAATTGAATTTAAATATTGATTGGATTTTCTCTTTTTTTCAATATCGGTCAATTGACTTAAAATGAAATTTTGTTGATTTTTTATCTCGTTTTCTATTTTACTTAATATTAAATCTTTATTCGCTATTTCCTCACCGATTGACATAATAATATATTAATTATCAAGATATTAAAAATATAAATTATTATCATTGAGTATTTTTTTAGTATTTAACTACAAATATATAGTAAAATACAAAATTTATAAATCTATAATTTGCTACTTAATGCTTTAAAACAAATTAAATATTATTATTGAAAAATATTTAAATCTATATTGATAATATCTAGGAATGTCTAAAATCCCAGAACCCCTCCTTACTGAAAATCCAAATCGCTACGTTATGTTTCCAATTTCTGATAACGAAATATGGAGTCACTACAAAAAAATGATGGATTGTTTTTGGCGCGCCGAAGAAATTGATCTTTCGAAAGATTTAAAACATTGGAAAACATTAAATAAAGATGAACAGCATTTTATAAAGCATGTCCTTGCATTTTTTGCTGGTTCAGATGGTATAGTATTAGAAAACTTAGGACAAAGATTTTTGAGTGAAGTGCAACTACCTGAAGCCAGAGCTACGTACGGCTTTCAATTAATGATGGAAAATATCCATAGCGAAACGTACTCTTTGCTTATTGATACGTACATTAAAGAAGAAGCAGAAAAAACAAAACTATTTAAAGCTATTGAAAACTTTCCTTGCATCAAAAAAAAAGCCGATTGGGCAATAAAATGGATTCAAGATAATCGTTCATCATTCGGTACTCGCCTCGTTGCGTTTGCCGCTGTTGAAGGTATTTTCTTTTCTGGTTCATTTTGTTCAATTTATTGGTTAAAGAAAAGAGGTTTAATGCCAGGTTTAACTTTCTCTAATGAATTAATTTCAAGAGATGAAGGTATGCATACCGATTTCGCTGTATGTTTGTTTAATAAATTATTGAAAAAACCAAAAAGAGCTAAAGTCGTAGAAATTATTAAAGAAGCTGTTGCTATTGAAAAAGAATTTATATGTGAAGCCCTTCCTTGCAAACTAATAGGTATGAATCAAAAATTAATGTCACAATATATTGAATTTGTTGCTGATCGATTAGTCGTTCAGCTTGGATTCAGTAAAATCTATAAAGTAAACAATCCTTTTGATTTTATGGAAATGATTAGTCTTGAAGGTAAAACTAATTTCTTTGAAAAAAGAGTTGGTGATTATAGTCTAAGTAATACAAAGAAAAATGAAAAAACATTCGAATTTACAGTTGATTTTTAATATATTTAAAAACAATTTTATAATAATAAATAATATGAATGAATGAAAATAATGATATAAATAAACACGAACCTTATACTATTGAAGATATTAGCTGTATTAGTATTGAATTAGAAGATATATTAAATGATATCGATGCACCTGAATGTATTATTTGTCGATTAAGTGATTATGAAGAGCTTTATGAGGATTTATCAAAAAATACATTCTGTAAATGTAAATTTTATTATCATGAAAGTTGTTATGAAGAATGGTTACAATACAAAAAACAAAGCAAATGTCTTATTTGTGAAGCAGATATAAGCGCTAATTTTTATATTCCAGAACCGGAACCAGAATCTTCGTTACAAGAAAGACTTCAAATGACAAGAAGAGAAATATTATTATTAAGAAACACAAGAATAAGACATAGAGATCCTTATTGCGAAGATATTTTATTTAATATAATTTGTTGTCGTATGCCATTTAGACAACGCAATTCTTGTATAACTTGTTTTTTTATAAATCGTTCAAAAATTAGAGATGCTTCTTGTATATTTTTAATTACTTTCATATTTTTAGGGTTGGTAGGATTGGTTTATTTGTCTTTCGCTGCTCCATGGGTTTTTTGTTGTGTTAATTAATATATTAATTAAGTAATATTAATATATTAATATTTAATATATGGATAATATGCCAGGAAAAAATATAGGAATTGCCCAACCTCGTAGCAATCCACCAAGACCAAATAAATCTATTGCTGATAAAGCTTCATTCACTTTTCAAAGAACTAATAGTGTAATGAATAGTTACTTTAATTCTGGTTCTTTTGGTGCTCCTAATTCACAAAATAGAAAACAAAGAGTTTATAACGAAAAACCTGTTCATTCATTTGATTTATTTAGTAGAAGACAAAAAAAACATGGTGTTTTAACTACATCACAACAAAATGTTGAAGCTCAAGTTGGTCAAATGAGTCGTTTAGCCAGAATAAAAGCAAGTGCTATTAAAAATAGTAAACCACAACCTCCACCTGCTCCTGTTTTCCCTGTTAAAAAGGGAAGAATACAAAATAATAACCAAATTGTAGACCCGGATGATCCTTTTGGAAATAATGGAACCAGTTGGATTATAACAAGTGGTATTAAAGTAGGAGATACAGTTAGTTTTATTAGTACACAAACCAATCAATTATTTACATCTACAGTTAATACAATTGCTGTTAACGCAGGGGGTACTGGATATTTGTTAATTTTAAAGGACAACCACGGTCAACAAGGAGGAGTAAATGTTGATGTTACTTTACATATTTAATCACTTTCTTATAGTATCATAATTATTTACAAACCAACGATATGTTTCTTTTAATCCTTCATCCAAAGGAACAAAATTATAATCTTTTATAATTTTTTTTAATTTTTCATTACTAACAGTTTTTTTCATACAACCATCTGATTTCGTCGCATCCCAATGTATATCTTCTTTGTTTAATTTCATTGCGGTTGCCAATTTATCTACCACATCTACTATTTTATATTCTTCATCCGTACAACAAATAATATTTCCAGATTTAATATCTTTATTTCCTAATATTAATAATATTATTTTAGCAAAATCCATACTATATAAAAACTGTCTTTCTGGTCTTCCTGTTCCATATGCCAACAAACTCTTTCCTACCTGACTATGTAAATGAAATCTATGCATTAAAGCAGGTATTAAATGAGCATCTTTTATTTTATAATTATCATAAGGCCCATACAAATTTACAGGCGTTAAACATATAAATTCATAACCTAATTTGTTATGTTGTCTACATTGTAATTCTAACATTCTTTTAGCATACGCATATCCTTCATTTGAATAATGCGGAGGTGATTCATGAACCATACTCTCGTCCATTGGAAATTTACTTGGATCGATCGGATAAATACAAGAAGATAATACAAATATACCACGCATTACCTTATTTAACCGACAACCCTCCAATACGTTTTCATTTATTTTAATATTATCGCTGAACATTTTAATATTATTTTCTTGATTCTTGTATAAACCTCCAACATTTGCTGCCAAATGTATTATATAATCTGGTTTCGTATCTTTAAAATACTCCAATGTATTTTCTCTGTCCGTTAAATCCAAATCCTTACTTGATAAATATATAAATTTATGTTCTTCCCATTTAGCCATAATTTCATCGTCACTCGTCAAAATATTTAAAATCGAACATCCTACCATTCCGGTTCCACCTGTCACTACTATCTTCATATATTTAATAATATTAATGTTTTTTTAATATTATTTTCATAGAATATTATATATGCCTGGACCTCATTTTAATAGTAAAAGATTACAAAATGCCAGAAATGTGCGTGCCGAATTTGCACCTGGTAGTGTTCCTCGTGTAGGAACAAGATTATTTGCTTTAAGATTATTACCAAGAACAGTTGAAAAAAACTGTAATTGTCGTGTTCCTTTACCTCCACCTGCACCAGCTTTCATTGTTAAAAAGGGAAGAATACAAAATAATAACCAAATTGTAGATGCGGACGATATGTTTGGAAGCAATGGAACCACTTGGGTTCAATCTACTGGTATTAAAGTGGGAGATACAGTTAGTTTTATTAGTACACAAACCAATCAATTATTTACATCTACAGTTAATACAATTGCTGTTAACGCAGGGGGTACTGGATATTTGTTAATTT